CGGATCGAAGCTCTCGAAGCGGCCGCCGAGTCCCCGGATCGAGCCGCTTTCCTTCGAGCTCACCTTAACCAATGGGTCGCTAGCTCCCAAGCGTGGCTACCGATCGGCACTTGGGAATCCCAACAGACCGCCGATCCAATGCCTCCCGGCGGAACTCTCACCGTCGACAGCTCCGTCGATGATTCCCGTTACGTCGGCGTCCGAGCGGCTCTCCGACCGGACGGCCAAGTCCAAGTCGTCGTCGAGTTTGTCGTCGAAACCGAGGACGCCCTCTGGATCGAGGTCGACCGAGTCTTGGAGGACACCGATGTCCAATTCGGCGTCACACCGACCCTGGACATACACACACCCGACCGCTACCGCCGTCGAACTCAGACCGTCGGCTACGGCGAGCTCCTAAAATACACCGTCCTCGTCCGGAACATGATCCTCGAAGGCAAGCTCGTCCACTCCGGCCAGATCCAACTCACCGAGCACGTCTCCAGAGCCGTCCTCGGCAAGACCTCCGGCACGATCGTCCTCTCCTCCCAAAAATCACCCGGCCCGATCGAGCTTTGCCGGACGCTCGTATGGTCGGCCGCTCTCGCCTCCCGGAAAGCACCAAACCGGCGAGCCGCCATCGGCATCGCTAAATCCTAGACAAGCGTCTCACAATGTGAGACAGTACGAGACGGAATGGGAATCCTCCGTAGAACCGCACCACCGGCCGCCGTCACCGTGCCGGTTAAAGCCGCCGCAGGAGCGGCCGGACAATACGGCTCGTTCCTCGGCTACTCAGTCGGAACGGCCGAGGAACGAGCTCTGTCCATCCCCACGATCACTCGATCTCGATCCATGCTTACGACAATGGTCGGAGGCCTCGATCTAAAGCAATACACGCTCGCATGGAACGGCGAGGACTACGAGAAGATCTACGTCGAGGGAGAATCGTGGATGACTCGCCCGGATCCCCGAGTCACTCGCCAATTCATGATCGCCCAAACCGTCTCGGATCTCATGTTCTACGGAGCGGCCTGCTGGTACGTCCTCGATCGCTACTCGACCGGATTCCCGTCTAAATTCCAATGGCTTCCGATGGGCAACATCACCACACCGGACAACGCTCCGCCGCAATACTTTGGGAACCCGGCCGCCGTCGAATTTAACGGCGTCGAACTCGACCGGAGCCGAGTCGTATTCTTCCTAGCACCCGACCAGGGCATCATCTACACCGGCTCCCGAACGATCGACATCGCTTTACGTCTCGACCAGGCCGCCCGACGCTTCGCTCTTACCGAGGTCGCTATGGGATACCTCCAGCAGACCGAAGGATCTGAACCGCTCAGCGGCGAAGAGCTTGCCGAGCTAGCGTCCTCCTGGTCGAATGTTCGCAATAAGTCGGCGATCGGAGCTCTCAACGCTTCCGTCAAGTACGTCGAATTCTCCGGCGACCCTCAAAAACTCCAGCTCACCGAAGCACGGCAACACTCCGCCCTGGAGCTTTCCCGTCTTGCTGGAGTCCCTGCCTACCTTGTCTCCGCTCCGACGTCGAGCGGCATGACGTACAATAACGCCCAAGAGCAAAGAGTCGATTTGTGGATTTGGGGAGCGAAACCCTACGCCACCGCCATCGCCGAACGTCTCTCGATGGACGACATTCTCCCCCGAGGTCGTCACGTCGAATTCGACACCTCCGACATCTTCGGCAAAGCCGAGCAGGAAATCGTCCAAGAACCAGCCGCCGAACCGCAAGGAGCCAGCGTATGATCCGCCTCCATGTCGCCGATCTCACGATCGACGCCGCCGCACCCGATCAACCCCCGTCGAGGTCGATTACCGGCCTCGCCGTCCCTTGGAATGTCGCTCGCACCGACAGCATGGGAACCCGAGTCCTATTCGAGAAGGGATCACTCCCCGAAGAAGGCCGAGCGCCCAAACTGATCGAATCACACGACCTCACACAGATCCGAGGCCTCGTCACCGAACGGGTCTCGACTGACCAAGGGATGATGTTCACCGCTCGAATCGCCGCCACCCGAGCCGGGGACGATGCGATGGAGCTTCTCAAGATGGGAGCCCTCGACGCCGTGAGCGTCGGCGTGGAGCCCGTCGACTACACCTTCGACAAGGATGGAGTGATGCGAGTCCGCTCGGCGGTCTGGCACGAACTCAGCCTCGTCACGCTTGGAGCCTTCGAGGAGGCCCGAGTGTATTCAGTCGCCGCCTCGGCACCCGAAGAGGAAACCGAAGCCGACGAACCCGAACCCCAATACCCCGAGCCCGAGGAGGACTCAGCTATGCCCGAATCACCCGAACTAATCGAGGCCACGACCCCGATCCCCCCCGTCCAGTACGCCACCGCCAAGAAATTCTCGATGCCGTCAGCGGCCGAGTACGTCTCGAAATTCCTCGTAGGAGGATCCGAATTCGCCGAGTTTAACGCTCAGATCAAGGCGGCCGCTCCGGACGTCACCACCGCAGACACACCAGGCATCCTCCCGGAGCCGATCGTCGGAGCCACCTACAACGGCTTCCGAGGCCTTCGCCCGGTCATCGACGCCATCGGCACGAAGGCGATGCCGGGAGGCGGCAAGGTGTTCCGCCGCCCGAAGGTCACGACCCACACGACCATCGGAGCCTCGAACGGCGAAAACGTCGCACTCGACTCCGGCACCTTCGTCATCTCCGATAACCAGGTCACAAAAGCCGTCTTTGGCGGTTATGTTCAGCTCTCCGAGGAGGACATGGACTGGACAGATCCGGCCGTCCTCGGCTTGCTCATCGACGACATGGCTCGCATCTATGCGAACCAGACCGACGACCAGGCCGCCGACGCTCTCATCACCGGCACCACCAACACCAACAACTTCACGGTCGCCAACATCGCCGACCCGACCGAGTGGGTCACCTGGATCTACACCGCCGCCTCGGACATCCTCACCGATTCGACCGGCTGGCTCCCGACTCACCTCTTCCTAGCTCCCGACCGTTGGGCCGATCTCGGCCAGCTAGAGGACGGCCAGGGACGCCCCCTCTTCCCGCAGGTCGGCCCGATGAACGCCTACGGGAACCTGGCACCAGGCTCAACCGCTGGCAACGCCTTCGGCCTCCAGATTGTTGTCGACCGCAACTTCGCCGCCGGTACCCTCGCCATCGGCCACCCGGACGGCTTCGAGATCTACGAACAGCCGAAGGGAGCCATCTCGGTCGAGGCCGCCGACGGCTCGCTGAGCCGCTTCATCAAGTTCCGAGGCTACTTCGCAACTCTGATGATCGACTCGACGAAATTCATTAAAGCGGCTTTTGTCTGATCCCCTGGAGTCTGGACTATGGCAACGTATTCGATTACTCACCACCAGAGGCTCGACAACGTCGCCGTAGTTCAGACTCTTCAGAGCACCGACATCACGGTCGGCGATCTCATCACCGTCGCCGACGCCGGATCTGGCTTTAACGGCACCGTCACCGTCATCTCAACCGAGAGCTACGAATTTACGGGAGTCGACGACGAAGGGGATCTCCTCTTTAACTACGACGTCATCATCCCGAACCAGGCTCTCTACCAGAACGCCGGAGACCCCGTCGAGCGTGAAGCCGTCAGCCCCTACGGTACGATCACCTGGACTCAGCAATGCTCCTGGATCGTCGTAGCCGATGTCCAAGAATGGCTCGGCATTGACTCAGCTACAGCGAACGACACCGCCTTCCTCACGACAGCGACTAACGCCTCGAATGACTGGTGCTATCGCCGTCGCAAAGCGTCCGGCTACTCGGACTCCCTCACGACCGTCCCCTCTCGGGATGTGAAGCTCGGGACGATCATGTACGCCGCCGTCTTGTACCGTGAGCGTGGCTCAGTCGACTCTTATGCGAGCTTCTCCGACATGGGAGCAGGCCAACCGATTCTCAGCCTCGGCCAGATCCATCGCCTTCTTGGCGTCAACCGGGCGCAGGTGGCCTGATGGCGGCGTCTGGCATCTTTGTCGAAGCGATTAACGCTCTGAAAACGACCATTACTGACCTCGGCTACAAGGTCGTTACTGACCCGAGGAATGTTCGGCCGATGAGCGTCTACATCGAGCCGCCGACGTTCACGAGCTTCACCTACAACGTCGGAGACCTCACGTGTCGAGTGTCCGTTCTGGCACCACCACCCGGAAACCAAGACGCCTCCGACTATCTCATGACCGTCGTCGACGTTCTCATGAACTCCACCCTCCCGATCCAGGACGGACGACCAGGCTCCCTCGACGTGGGCGGCCAGGTTCTTCCGTGCTACGACCTCACTATCCGAATCGCCTCCAGGCGTAACTAACCAAGGAGCTCCCAATGGCTACCACCACCTACCTCAGTAACCCGAGCGTCACCGTCAACTCGGTCGACCTCTCTGACCAATGTACCTCGGCGTCCATCGTCGTCGGCTACGACCAGCTGGAGACCACCGCCTTCGGAGCGTCCGGCCACAGCTTCGCCGCAGGCCTCGAAACCGTCGACGTCACCCTCACCCTCTTCATCTCCTACGGAACCGGAGAAGTCGAGGACACCCTCCAGGCGCTCGTCGGCACTACCACGACCATCGTGCTCAAGCCGAGCGACGCCGCCGTCGGAGCCTCGAATCCGAGTTACACCGTGACCGGCGCATACCTCGCTAACCTTCCGGTCATTAACGCCACCGTTGCCGAGCTCTCGTCCATCGACGTCACCTTTACCGGCGGCACCTGGGCTCGAGCGACCAGCTAATCCAAGGAGTTCCGACATGAAGATCAAGATCCGAATTGACATCGGCGAAGGCCCCGTCGAGGTCGACACCACACTTGCCACGATCGTCGCTTGGGAGCGACGCTTTAAGAGGAAAGCGTCCGACCTCGGTAACGGCATCGGGATAGAGGATCTGGCCTTCATGGCACACGAAGCGTGTAAAGCTCAAAAAATCACAGTCCCAGCCGTTCTCGACGACTTCATTAAGCGCCTAGACGTTATCGAAGTCGTCCAGGACGGCCCCGTAAACCCTACCGAGGGGACACCTACCGGAGACGACTAGCCGAGCTTCTAGTCGAAACCGGCTGGTGGCCCCCTCACATCGAGTTTGACGTCGAGGATCTCACGACGGCGATCCACATAATTAACGAATCGAGGAAGAATGGCCGTCCGGGTCGAAGGAGCTAAAGAAGCGATTAAGACGCTCCGCAAGATCGACCCCGAACTTCGCAAGGAATTTAACGCCGAAGTCCGCCGGATCGCCGCTCCAATAGTCGACGCCGCTAAAGCCAACTACACGGACACGATGATCCCGTCCGGTACCCGACGAAGCTGGAGCCAAAAAGGCCGCAAGCTCTTCCCGTTCACCGTCACCAAGGCCCGGCAAGGCGTCCGAGCGAAACCAGACACCCGAGCTCGATCCCGATCGGTCATCAAGGTCGTCCAGTCGAACCCGGCGGCCGCCATCTACGAATTCGCAGGCGACGCCACCGATAACAAACTCGGCCGAGCGTTCACCAGCAAAAGCCGAGCCCCAGCCCGAGTCATGTGGCCCGTCGCCGAAACCAAAGTCGGAGCCGTCACCGACCAGATGGAAGATCTCATTAAAAACGTCGAGAAGCTCGTGAGCAAGGAGCTCCGCTAATGGCCGTTGTCATCCCCATCATCTCCGAATTCTCCGACAAAGGAATCCAAGCCGCCGAGCGTGGCTTTAAGAAGCTCGGAGACCTCGCCAAAACCGCCGCCAAAGCCGTCGCCGGAGTCTCGATAGCCGCAGGCGTCGGAGCCGTTAAAGCCATCGACCTTGCCTCCGACCTCTCCGAATCCCAAGCCAAAATCGGCGAAATCTTCGGCGACTCAGCTGGAGACGTCGAAGCCTTCGCCGCTACCGCCGCCAAAGCTCTCGGGCAGTCGAAGCAAAGCGTCCTAGACGCCGCCGGAACCTTCGGAGTGTTCGGTAAAGCGGCCGGACTCACCGGAACCGACCTCTCCGACTTCTCCAACGATTTCACGGCCCTAGCGTCCGATCTCGCCTCATTTAACAACACAAGCCCCGAAGATGCCATCGGAGCGATCGGAGCGGCTCTAAGAGGCGAATCCGAGCCCCTCCGCCGCTACGGAGTCCTCCTCGACGATGCCAGCCTCCGCCAAGCCGCCCTAGAGCTCGGCATCTATGACGGGAACGGAGCTCTCACCGCTCAGCAAAAGATCCTCGCCGCCCAAAAGCGAATCTATGAGCAGACCGCCGACGCTCAAGGCGATTTCGCTCGAACCTCCGACGGGCTCGCTAACCAGCAACGGATCCTAAAAGCCCAACTCCAGAACGCCGCCACCACCATCGGCACCGTCCTCCTCCCGATCGCCACCAAACTCTTCTCATTCTTCGCCGAGAAGATCATCCCGATCGTCGAGAAATTCGCTCAAGTGTTCGAGAGCGAAGGGATCGGAGGGATCGGCCGTCTCATCGGCGAACAGATCCCCGTCGTGATCGAGAAGCTAAAGGAGCTCGGCGGAGCCCTTCTTAGTTGGGTCGGCGACCAAATCCCGGTGTGGCTCAAGAAGCTCGGCGAACTCGGCCAAGCTCTCGTCGACTGGATCGGCCCCCGAATTAAACCAGCACTCCAAAAGCTTGGAGAATGGCTCGGCGATCTCGCTAACTGGATCATTAACGACGGCGTCCCCCTGCTCGTCGAGAAGCTCATCGAGCTCGGTAACGCTCTCGTCGACTGGATCGCTCCTCGGATCATGCCAGCTCTCCAGGAGCTCGGCAAATTCCTCGCCAAAATCCTCGAATGGATCGTGACCGACGCCATCCCGAAGCTCACCGCCCAAGCTCTCAAGCTCGCCGGAGCTCTCCTCTCATGGCTCGCCGAGCTTCTACCTAAAACGTGGGCCGGACTCGCTTTATTTGTCTCGGAGATCATCAAGAAGCTCCCCGGCATCTTTGCCGATCTTGTCTCCGCAATGTTCGACAAGGGACTCGAACTCGGAGGCAAAATCCTCGGCGGAATCGTCGATTTCGTTAAGGACATGCCCGGTAAAATCTTCGACGCATTTAAGGGTGTATTCGACAAGATGGTCGACATCGGCAAGGAAATCGTGGCCGCCATCGTCCGAGGCATCAAAGCATCCCCCGGGATCATTAAGGACGCTATCCAAAGCCTCCTACCGACGGAAGGCACCCTCCTCGGCGGCGGCCTCTTCGGCGGAACCCCGGGAATCGGGATCCCATTCATGGCCGAAGGCGGAATCGTCAACCGGCCGACACTTGCCATGATCGGCGAAGCAGGCCCCGAAGCGATCGTGCCCCTCGACCGACTCGGCGGAATGGGAGGCGGCGTCACCATCAACGTCAGCGGCTCCGTTATCTCCGAAGGAGACCTAATCGAAACCGTCCGAAGAGGCCTAGTTAACGCTCAGCGGAACGGCGCTCAGCTCGTCTACTCGAACGTAGCCTAATGGGATTACCGGCCACTCCGACCGTCGAAATCCGGCTAGGAGTCGGAGCTTCATTCGGCCCCGTGTTCCAGCTCGGCGACGCCGTACACGGCCGTCTCGGCTACAATGAACTCGGATCCTCCACCGTCGAAATCGTCGACGTGACCTCCACCGTCCAACGGATCTCGATCCGACACGGCCGGGATCGAGTGTTCGAGGAATCACTACCCGGCTCCGCCACCGTCCAATTCCTCGACACGACCGGCGACTGGAACCCCGGGAACCAGTCCGGCCCCTACTACGGCCAAATAAAGCCGATGAGGCAGATACAAATCCACACCGAATACGACGGAACCGGCTACTACCTATTCTCCGGCTACATCGTCTCATGGGATTACACCTGGCCCGACCAGTCCAGCCCCTATGCCATCGTCACCGTCCAATGTGTCGACGGCTTCCGAATCCTCCAGCTTGCCAACATCGAAAACGTCGCCGGAGCCGCAAATAAAGACCTCCCCGGCGAACGGATCGGAATGATCCTCGACGAGCTCAACTGGCCCCAAACCCAACGGGACATCTATCTCGGAGACACCGAACTCCTTAACGATCCCGGCACCGTCCGAACCGCTCTCTCCGCCATCCAACTAATTGCCGCCTCCGACCTTGGAGCGTTCTTCATGGAGCACAACGGCAACGCCACCTATTACAGCCGAACCAAACTCTCCCAACTAGCCGCTAACACAAACCCTTACGAATTCACCGACGACGGCACCGGAATCGCCTACCAAGACATAGACATCAACTACGACGAAACCGAGCTGTACAACGAGGTCACGTTCACCCGAGACGGAGGATCCGCCCAAACCGTCTCCAGCGCCCCATCTATCGCCGAATACTTCCGCCGCTCCCTCAGCCGTTCCGGCCTCATGATGGAAACCAACACCCTCGCCCTCCAGCGAGCCACCAGCGTCCTCAACTACCGTAAAGAGGTACGCCTTCGAGTCGATTCGATCACGCTCGACCTCTCAACCGACTCCAACCGAGTCGAACCAGCATTAGCCCTGGAAATCGGAGACGCCATCATCGTCACCAAAACGATCTCAGGCGGAACCGATCTCACCGTCCGAACCACTATCCAAGGCCACCAGCACGACATCACACCGGAACGCTGGACGACCAAATTCTCAACCGCCTATCCTCTAAGTACCGGATTCATCCTCGGCTCGACCGAGTTTGGCGTCTTAGGGACAAACACCCTCTAGGAGCACAATGGCAACCTATCCCTTGTCCGAAGCCTACGTCGACGGAGATGTTCTCTCCGCCTCCGACTACAACGCCACGAACGAAGGCGTCAACGATCTCGCCTTGGCCGTCATCAACGCCCAAACCGGCACCACCTACACGCTCGTCCTCACCGACGTCGCTAAAATCGTCACGCTGTCGAACGCCTCAGCTATCACGCTCACCGTCCCCCCGGAGTCGTCCGTAGCGTGGCCGACCGGAACGACCATCGTCCTAGCCGCACTAGGAGCCGGAACAGTCACCGTGACCGCAGGCTCCGGAGTCACCATCAACTCAGCTGGATCAGCCGTCGAAATCGGAGGCCAATACGGCGTCGCCACCCTCCTCAAGACCGGTACCGACACCTGGCTCCTCTTCGGGAACCTCGCCTAATGTTCCTCGCCGCACGTCATGGATCAGTCGCCTCCGGTGGAGCTGGAGGATTCGACGCAACCGGTGGAACGATCACCGAAGTCGGCGGCTATCGAATCCACACCTTCACCAGCTCCGGCACGTTTACCGTGAACTCGGGCTCGGCAACCGTCGAGTACCTAGTAGTCGGCGGCGGCGGCGCAGGAGCGGCCGGTAGTGGTTTAGCAGGTGGAGGCGGAGCCAAGGTAAGCACCGGAAGCGGAGCCGTTACCGTCG